AAAACAATAACATGTCTATCCTGATCTGATACAAGAACTTGTTTAGCTATTGTTGGAACACTTGTTTGACCAGAAGGAAATGTAGTTGCTACACTTAATTCTTTTGCTCTATTTCCTAAACCATCTGTTTTGTCCCAATAAAATAATCCACCATCTCTAGGATTTATTATTAAATCTTCTCCAAAGTTATCATGTGACCATGTTCTTATTTGCGCACCGGGTGTTGTAACCGATGCGGCATTGCCCCATCCAACAAAATCATTAGCTGTATCTGTGTTGCCTTTTGCTAATCTAACTAAAGTATTATCTGCATGTGTCGCCGCAGTTGTACCGCTGTGGCCTCTTGTAACATTTAAAGTGTTATCGTCAGTGTCTCCTGCTACAAGCATAAGCTCTTCTTCTACAAGTATAACATCTCCAGAATCTGTAATACCTGTTTCATCATCAACATCCACATCAGTTTCACTTGCATCTAATGCTTCATTTAACTGTGTTGCCAAAGCGCCAGATGTTGTTCCGCTCCACTGTCCTGCACCCCATCCTGTACCGCCAACTGTTACATCTAATCCAACATTTAATTGATATGTACCTTTTGCACTACTACCGCCATTTCCTGTATCGGAAGAGTTAGCTGCAACGCTAGATGTTATTGTATAAGCGTTAGAGCTTATCAATGATGTTATTTGAAACTCTGCATTTAATATTGTTGCTGTTATTACACCACCTAAACTAACAGCGCCAGAAAATGTAACAAAATCATTTTCATTTGCTCCATGAGCAGGGTCTGTAACAGTTATTGTAGTGGAACCATTAGTTGCTGCAAATGTTACATCACCAGCAGCTGTTATATTTCTTATAGGGGTTATGTCACTAAATGTTTGACCCTCTTCTATGTAATATTTTAAGTGTGTACCAATACCCATAAAATCAGAGCCATCCAAAGCAACCCAGTTATGTAATCTTCTAGCACTACCTAAATATGTATTAGGGCTAAACTTTTCCCAACCACCTATCTTTTCTGGAGAACCTAATCTAAATCTTATTTTATCGCCATCAACAAAACCGCCTTCATTACTGTAAGGTGTAATGTCTGATACAATACCTGATTTAAATACTATTTTATTTAAAGGCATTATGCTGTACCTCCAGTTTTAGTCCCACTACCACTTTCTGTTACATTACTAACACCTTGTATTGATTTACCAGACGCTCCACCAGAACTGCCACTTGATCCATTTGTTGGTGCAGTAGCTGGAAAACTTACTGATGACCCACTACCGTTACTACCAGTTGATCCAGATGAACCTGATGCTCCAAATGCCCCACCAGCACCTCCTGCTCCTCCAGAACCAGCATTATTAATTCCACTATTGCCACTTGATCCTAATCCAGCAGATTGATTATAACCTTGACCCACACCTCCAGAACCACCAGCGCCTCCGCCTTGTGTTGCTAAACATGTACCAGAAACAGTGCCAGATAAAGTATTGTAATAAAAGTTTGGAGAGGTTGTTCCTTGATGTGCAGTTGTACCAAAAACAGTAAAGTATGTAGTTGTGTTTGCAGTAATACCTGCCGTTCCACTATTTGATACTAAAGTACCAGAACTTGATGTGCTAGTGCTTACAGAAATTTGTGGCGTTCCATAACCACTTCCATATTGAGCAGAAATTTGAGCCGATACAGTATAAACTCCAGTTGTATTAGTTTGTGCAGAAAAATATATTGGACCTCTGTTTGCACAAGATCCACTTAAACCAGTTCCTGCACCACCTAAAGAATCTAAATCAAAAAATGACGGATCAATACCTCTGTTAAATTGCGCTCCTATACCACCCCATAATCTATCTGCAACAACGCCTCTGCCGTCTAAATCACCACTATAAGTAGTGAACCAACTTGGAGTATTGCTTTGTGGTGTGGATGTTCCTCCACCACCTTGATCCACTAAACTAGAAAAAGTAGCATTGGCAGTATAAACACCCTTACCACCAGCGCCTCCTGCGCCACCGCCGCCACCACCAGCTTTTATTGTACCATTGTTAACTAATGTGACAGCAACACTGCCATCAACTTGTAGAGCATTGCCACCTGCTGCTCCTGCAGCCCCACCTGCACCTTCAATACTGCCATTGTTAGTTATAGTAATTGAACCTGCGCCATTACTTTCTATAGTTAAAGCAGCGTTAGATGTGCTAGTTGCACCAAGAGTTTCTGATAAATTTATTACTAATTGTTTTGGATAATCTACAGCAAAATCATCTCCGAATATAGTGTTTGCGCTTTGATTTGTTTGACCGTCAACAAATGTTTTTCTAAACGCTCTTGTTTGTCCATAAAAATCATTAATAGATAGCGGACTGCTGTTTGCACTTGTTGGCACATCTGCCGATAAATTAGTTGCTGTATTGTTAGATGCGTTTGCTCTTACTAAAGAGCCTCCTCTATAATAATCGTTTAACAAAATAGGAGCAGATGAGCCATTATTATACTCATCTCTTATATCTGATAATGATATTGCACCACTAGATTGTAATGTCATTATAAACTTGTTCCAAACGCTGTTACATTATCTTTTGAAGTCACCGCACCAGTAGACGCTAATTTAAAAACCACTACATTATTATATTTGAACAATAACTCGTTATCTCCAGTATCTAATGATATTGCCCATTTACTAGAACCAAACAATATAGCGTTTCCATTCGTGTCCAAGTCTCCTCCAAGCTGGGGAGTTGGATCTGCAACTAAATCTGTTGGAGCAATAGATGTTACGTTAGCATTAGCGCCTGTACCATCTGCAAAGAGTATTGCAGTTAATCCTGTGGCAACTGCCACTGTACTACCACTGCCGCCACCTTGTTTTACTGTAGCAGTTTGTCCACTGCTGTTTTTGATAAAATACCACTTTTGTTGATCGTTCGGAGCTATTGTTAAATCAAATGCTCCAGATGGCGATCCTGCTAATATTATAATTTTAAACTGACCATTAGATAATGTGCCATCACTTGTTGTGAGTGTTGTATTACCTGTTATCGTCAGTGTTACAGATCCATTTAAAGCTCTATCTATTATATCAAGATTATTATTGGTGGTGTTACCCCAAGTACCTGCCTGTTCTCCAGAACCTATTTTTTCTATTCCAGTATTTGATGTATATGTACTTGCCATGTTTACCTCACTGTATCTCTGTCCAAGTTTCTGTGCCTGATGGCGTTATCTCTGTCCAAGTCTCTGCACCACTCGGTGTAATCTCTGTATATGTTTCAGTTGTAGCATCTGTTACAACGTCTACGAACATTATATCCCCTGATGCTGTTTTTGTAAAATTTAAATCTGCTGATGCTGATGTAATACGAATAGCTATGCCATCTGTTGTTTGTGTAAACTCTGTTGTAAAAACTGCATCTACAAAGTTTACAATTTTTATATCTTCTGTTGTCTGTGTAAAATCAAAACTTAGATCTGCATTAGCACCACCGGTTATTAAACTTCCTGCCGTGGTCTTTGTAAAATTAGCATCTAATGATGCAACACCTACAAGTTCTCCTACACCTACAGAACTTGCAGATGAGATACCACTCATCTCTGCTGTTGCTACTTGTAATACGCCACCTACATCAGCAAGAGCAGTTTCTGCTATGGCAGCGTGACCCAACATTAATCGGCATCCTCTATTGTGTTGCCTTCAGCTACCCATTCTTGGATTGCTTGGTAGTGTCTGTTTTTATCATTTATTGGCACAAATGTTACAACATCATCTATAGTAGCAAAAATGCCTATGTTACCATCTCTTAATGGGTCTTTATCATACTTTGCTGATTTTATATTCATGTCATATCCTTACAATTCTGCATCACAATTTAAAAATCCATTGTCTTGAAACCCTAGATTTACACATTGACCATCACCAAAACCTGAACCTCCGATTCCATTCAGAGCAAGAGCTAACTGTATTACACTTCCATCGTGTAAATCAGGATTAGCATATACACCCATTGTAGTGTGTGTGGTACTCCAACTACCTCCAGTGCCATGCCACATACCAAAACAATTATTAGATGTTCCTGAAGTTGTTATAGTCGGCTGTGTTCTTAGTGCAACAGGTAGTTGCAAAGGACACCAAAGATAGTTAGTGTTATTTCTTACACCATTTACAAAAAATTCATATAAACTACCACTAATTCTGTATAGATATCTCTGACACAAAGCTAGTTCTTCCCCAAATGACCTATGCTCAAATGGTGTGGCTTGTGAGCCTACTTCTAGTTGGACTCCAGTGACATCAAATGTTGCTGACGCAGTGTTTGCCCAGTTTTGGGCATAATTAGGGAAATAGGAATCAGCTTGACCTGAACGACTGTACCAATCTGTAGTAGATACCTCTCCACCACCAGTATAAGTTGTTCCGTAGTAAGGAACAAATATGACATCTAAACCTTGACCATTATCATTATTAAAAACAAGATTTGAATTACCAGATACAGAAGAAGATACTTTTGTCCAAGTGTCTGCTAATAAAGTAAATCCAACATTTCTTATATATTCAGATCCATCATATGTCCTAAATGCTACATAATAAGTTCCTGCTAAACTCGACCTAACCCAAAAACTAATACTAATATCGCTACTGGACGAAGTATATTGCCACCCAGATTTAGCAACATTTTGTGCTTCAATCATCTGTTTAATCTGTACATAGGCATCTGCGGCAGTGCTAGTAGAAGTGTTTGCTACACGAATAAAATTTCTAAAACCATCATTATAAGGGTCACCTGAAGTAAGAGATTGCTGACTAGTTGTTACAGAGGCTCCACTAAAAGCAATTGTATACCTATCTAAAAGATACCCAGTTCCTGTCATTGATGTTCCTCTCTGAGCCATTTGCATTGCACCATTGATGATAATATTCCTTCGCCCACCAATCTGACTATTGGTTAGAACTTCACCCATCTTTGCTAATTCTGCGGCTTTGGTCATCTATTCACCTTTTAATGCTTTCACTTCTGCTTCTAATTTTTCTATTCTTGTCATAGCTTCTTGCAAAGCCTTAACAGCTTTCATATACAAAATACTATATTTAACAGTTTTGCGATTTTCTTCATCAGGGTTATTTATAACATCATAATATGGTCCATCTTCAACAAGCCCACTCATATTA